CACAACGTAATATGGATATTATTAAAGATCCTGTTTATGATTTAGAAGCAGGAATACAAATTTATTTGCCTAAAGGCGAACAATTAACAAGAGTACTCGGATTATAAAATGGCATTTAAAGCTCAGAATTTTGCGGAAAGGTTAAGAGCAGCTGGCAGAAGCATAGAAGATAGAGCTTCAGAAGCAGCATCAACAATAGCAAATAACACTGCTAATAGTGCAAATATCAGTGTAGATAGTGTTGCTAGTGCAGTAACAGGTGCTACCTCACAGATTACAGGTGCAACAGTAGATCTAGCAAATAGTTTAAATGGGTTAACAGGACAAAGTATATCTGATACAATAGGTAACCTTGCAAGAGGAGCAGGACAAAATTTTATATCTGGTTTAGTGGGAGGAATTCCCGGCATAGGGGGTACTTTGCTGTCAGCACTAGGTCTCTCATTAAACGGTCAAGGTACAGTAGCTAACGAATTAGATCAATTTGCAAGTTATAATTATATTATTACATTAAGTTGTTTAACACCGTTTGAAGTTAATTTTCCTGCATTTACTTACAGGCAGCGAGAACCTATGATAACGATATGTAGGTCTGGCGGCGGCCCACTAAGAGGATCTAGAATAAGCGTAGAAACAGGCGGCAAAACAGAATATTTTATAGATAATTTACAGATAGACTCTATTATTACTCCAACAACACCAACAAGACTTACAAATGCTACTGGTATGACATTTGATATATTAGAGCCTTATAGTATGGGTAACTTTTTGCAAGCCCTTAATGTTGCTGCGGTAACCGCAGGGTACGTAAATTATTTAGAAGCACCTTATTGTTTGACGATACAATTTAAAGGTTGGGATGATTTTGGACGTCCTGTAAATGCAAGAAGAGCTAGAAGGGTATATCCTATAAAGTTTGTTGACGTAAGATTTACAGTTGACGAAGAAGGAAGCAAATATTCTTGCCAAGCCATTCCTTACAATGAAACTGCACTAAGTGATCAAAATCAATCAACACATACTGATGTACAAATTAAAGGCAGAACTGTTGCTGAAATTTTGCAAACAGGCGCGGAAAGTTTAACAGTAATGCTTAACAATAGAGAATTAGCACTTGTAGATGCAAAGCAGAATGATGCAGCTAATAACTATATCATTATTTTCCCTGAAAGTTCTGAAAGTGACGGTGCATCAGATTTTGGGCCTGTTAGTAATAACGAAGGTGCTACTACACAAACTAGTAGAAGTAGTTCTTCAGATGGTATGCGCGAATTAAATCAAGAAGATCTACAAGAACTCTTTGCAAGTATTACAGGAATAGAGAATGGAAAACTACCTGCAAACTTTGAGCCAGGTATTAAAAATGTACAAGGTGTTTCTGTAGAAAGATCGCAGTTAGGAGAGCAAATCCGAGAGTTTGTAGAAGACGAAGAGAACCTGAACGACATAGGAAAGGCATCGCTTGTAAGCTCTAATTTAGACGGTGGCCGGCAGCCTATGGCAAGAGCGGGCAATGCAGAATCTGAAACAGTTCCTGGGGAAGTAGACAGATGTAGGGTGCAGAGATCAAACGATGTAAGAACAATGTCAGTATCCACCGGAAAGCGTGTGCAAGACATAATAGAAGGTGTCATAATTGCAAGTGAATTCGGAAGAAATGTTGTAAGAGCAGAACCAGATGAAAACGGCATGGTTCCTTGGTTTAGAATAGATTCTCAAGTTTACTTGGCTCCAGAACAAAGACAAGAACAACGAACAGGTGAAGTTCCTAAAATATTTGTCTATAGAGTGCTTCCGTACAAGGTACATAGAAGTAATTTCCAAACACCTACAGAAGTAAGTCCGGGAATAGAACAATTAAAAAGACAATGTGTTAAAGAGTATAATTATATCTACACAGGAAAAAACAAAGACATTGTTGATTTTGATATTAAATTTGACTTTGCATTCTTTACAGGTATAAACGGAGATTCAGGACAAGCATCATCAGATAGTAAAACAGCAGGTGCTGACGAACTTGCATCAGGAAATACAAGATCTACCACAGGAAGACCTGAAGGAAATTCGGAAGCATTGCCACAAGCTGGTAGATTGAAGTCAAATGTTCCTAGTAGAAATATTACAGACATTGGCGGACTTCCGTTATTTCCTGAAAATATAATTGCCATGAACTTTAATGAGGCATTGATAAACAGTCCAACAGATTTATTTCAAGTCGACCTTACAATACATGGAGATCCTTATTTCTTAGCAGACAGCGGAATGGGCAATTATAGCAGTCCTTCTTTGGGAGGTCTTTTAAATATGTTGAGTGATGGAAGTATGTCGTATGAAGATAGCGAAGTTGACATAAGATTAAATTTTAGAACTCCATTGGATTACGGACCAGACGGGTTTATGGAATTTCCTGGTTTTGGTGCTATTCCTGTAAGACAGTTTAGCGGTGTATATAAGGTTTTAATGTGTAAACACTCATTTAATCAAGGTGAGTTTACACAAACCTTAGATATGATTAGACGTAAAAACCAAGATCTAGAAACAAATACACCACCAGTTGACGGACCTGGCGGTGCAGTACAACAAGCAGAACCAGAAAATCAAATTACACCTACCCCTGAAGCATCTCAAGGAGGTACACAAGGGTCAAGCCAAAATGGCACAGGTGGACAATCAACTGCATCTCCGTCTAGATCTTCTGCACCTAGGACATCTCCAAGACCGCAGCAACGACCTAATACAAATAATGGATTTGGAAATGCTCAAGGCGGCGAGTTTGACACTACAAATGATAATAACGGTTTTGGTTTTAGACGCAGCGGCGAGTTTGGATAAGGAATAATCTATGGCAACTGAAACAAGAAAATCAGATGAATCAGTAGAAAAGATTGAAGGTTCTGGACCGTTTTTAGCCAAAGTAAAAAATCATCTTGACGGCGAATATATGGGACAGTTAGAAGTAGAATTACTTAGGCACAATCAAGAAGGTAACTCTACAGAAGCAACTGGACAAACTGTAACAGTTAGTTACCTTAGTCCGTTTTACGGAATAACTCCTTTTAAAGGCGTAAGCGAAAACGAAGGCAGTCAGCACAGTCAAAACAGTTATGGTTTTTGGGCAGTCCCACCAGATGTTGACACAACGGTATTAGTAATCTTTGCAGAAGGTAATAGGGGTAAAGGTTTTTGGATAGGATGTGTACAAGACCAATATATGAACTTTATGACTCCTGGTAGAGCTAGTACAGGTTTTAATGATGAAAACCCTGGAGAGCCTAGGCCTGTTGTTGAGTATAACAAAAGAACAGAGACCGGAGAAAAAAACAACCCTACTCAATTTATTAAACCCTGTGATGCAGAGGCATGTGCAGCCTTAGAAAGATCCGGGCTAATGGGAGATACGGTTAGAGGTCACACAAGTTCTAGTGCTAGACGTGAAACTCCGAGTATGGTTTTTGGATTGAGTACTCCTGGCCCTGCAGACAGAAGGGATGGCGCACCAAGAACTTCGTATGGAGACGAATCAGGACAAATACAAGTACCTTTTAATAGGTTAGGAGGAAGCACTTTTGTAATGGATGATGGCGATCCTAATCTATTCCGTACTAGTAAACCAAATGAAGGACCTAGTGCATATGCAAGTTTAGATCAAGGAGGATTGTCAGAATATCCTGCAAACGAACTTATACGTTTAAGAACAAGAACAGGACATCAGGTACTGCTCCATAATTCGGAAGACCTAATTTATATACAACATGCAAATGGTACTTACATAGAATTTACTTCTAACGGTAAAATAGATATTTTTTCAAAAGATAGCGTAAGTATACATTCTATGACAGATATTAATTTAAAAGCAGATAGAAATATTACTATGGAAGCCGGCAGTGCTATAAACATGAAGTCGGGTACTAACATAATGCAAGAAAGCGGAGCAGACTTTAACTTAAAAGTAGCCGCCAACGGAAAAATAACCACTGGAGGATCTACAAATATAACTGCAAGCGGAGTATTTGTCACTTCAGATCCAGTACACTTTAATGGTCCTACAGCACAAGGGGCTGGTGCTGCACCAAGTCCTACTCGTGTTCCTGAAGGAGGAGGATGGCAAGGTTCTGAAAACTTAAACCCAGCAGCTCATACTCCGGAACTAACAGAAACGGATAATATACCAGAAACAACAGCGCCTCCTGTCAATAAAGAAGGCGAGTTAATTGGAACTACAGCAAAAGAAACTCCAACAGACGCTGGGCAGCAAAATGTTCCAGATACATTTGAGCAATGTCCGCCTATGGAAACAGAACAACAAAACGGCGAAAGTGGCAGTTCCACTCCAAGTACTAGTTCTTCTACAACAAAAAATCCTGACAAAGCCACTGTAACAAGTGGACCAGATGACGGATTAAGAGGTTAAATATAGTATGAGTTCTCAAGAAAAGAAAATATACAAAGAGATAACAGTTAGTCCAAACGTCAAACCTGATTATGGTATTGGCGCTAAAACCTATAGAGGATTCAGTACAGTTGATCCTGAAGCGACAAGTTACGTTTTGTATGATTTAGCACTCATAAAACAGGACATAATTAATAACTTCCATGTACGTCAAGGAGAGTTATTATCAAACCCCGAGTTTGGTACTATTATTTGGGACGTACTTTTTGACCCACTTACAGATAATTTAAAAGATGCTATTGTACAAAATGTTACACAAATTGTAAACAGTGATCCTAGAGTAAAGGTAGACAAAATTATTGTTGATCAGTTTGAAAGTGGTATTTTAATAGACACTACACTTACTTTTTTACCGTATAATATTTCTGAAAGTATGCGTCTAACATTTGATGAAAATAATGGGTTTGCCTCTATATAATTAAATACGCAGTTTATCAATTTCAATAAATACTGTGTACGGAAAAGGAAGTTGCACATGTCATCAACAGACAGACAAAATAGATTACTTGTAGCTGAAGATTGGAAAAGAATTTATCAGTCATACAGAAACGCAGATTTCAAATCTTACGATTTTGACAATCTACGCAGAACTATGATAAATTATCTGCGTCAAAATTATCCAGAAGATTTTAATGATTATATTGAAAGTTCAGAATATCTTGCATTAATAGATTTGATAGCGTTTTTAGGTCAGAATTTAGCCTTCCGTACAGAACTTAATTCTAGAGAAAACTATTTAGAACTTGCAGAGCGTAGAGAAAGTGTTCTCCGCCTAGCAAGGATGCTATCTTATAATCCAAAGCGTAATCAAGCAGCTAATGGATTATTAAAGATGGAAAGTGTTAGTACCTCTGAAGAAGTTAGGGACAGTAATAATCTTAATCTTGCAAATCAAACTATACTATGGAACGACCCGGCAAATTCTAATTGGTTCGAACAATTTATTAAAGTAATGAATGCTTCATTGCCAGTTAATAACACGATTGGACGTCCTATAAAAACAGATAATGTAAACGGAGTACCTACATATCAATATAGATTTAACAGTACAAATAGCGATGTTCCTGTATACGGATTTAACAAAACTATTGACGGTGTAACAACAAGATTTGAAGTTGTAAGTACAGACGTTGTTGACGGCGCAATAGAAGAAGAAGCACCATTTCCTGGCAATAACTTTGCCTTCCTACAGAGAGATGATGGCAGAGGCGCCGCTAGTTCCAATACTGGATTTTTCTGTCATTTCCGCCAAGGAACTATAGACCAAGGTACATTTAATATTTCTAGTCCTAGTACTAATCAAGTAGTTGCTATAGATGCAGTTAACATTAATAACTCAGATATTTGGCTTTACAAGTTAGATAATTTTGGAAATGAAGAAGAGCTTTGGAACAAAGTTGATGCTGTAGAAGGAAACAATGTTATCTACAATAGTTTAAGTAAAAACATAAGAAATATCTATAGTGTGTTAACTAGAGCAAATGACAGGGTTAGTTTAATCTTTAGTGACGGTACATTTGGTACACTGCCTCAAGGTAATTTTAAAGTGTACTATAGAACTAGTAAAAATAGAAGAATTGTAATAGATCCAAGTGATATGAAAGGTGTTAGTGTAAGAATTCCTTACGTTAGCCGCACTGGTAAATCCGAAAGCCTTACAATTACTTTTAGTTTAAAATATACAGTCGATAATAGCACTGTAAGTGAAAGCAATGCAAGCATTAAAGCAAATGCTCCTGCTACATACTATACTCAAAATAGAATGGTAACAGCTGAAGATTACCAAATTGGCCCATTAGGCATAAGCCAAGAAATAGTTAAAGTAAAAAGTGTTAATCGGACAGCAAGCGGAATAAGTAGATATTTTGATCTTACAGATGCTACAGGAAAATATTCTAAAACAAACTTATTTGCAGACGATGGAATAATTTACAAAGAATTTTTAAATCCTAAACAAACGTTTAGTTTTGCAACTAGAACAGATGTCGAAGCAGCTATTGTTAATGTGATTAATCCAATTTTATCTGATAAAAAAGTAAAGAATTTTTATTATAATAGTTTTCCTAAAATTTTACTAGGAGACCTAAATAATACCTGGACAAATGTAGTAACAGATACTAATTTATCTACAGGATATTTTACTAATGCATCTGGTGTAATTAGTAAACTTGGAACATTTACAGCAAGTACACTTAAACTTGTGAGAACAAGTTCCATGCTTAAATTTTTACCATCTGAAGGAAAATACTACGATACAACAAATAATAACATGATGGAAGATATACCAGCAGATGGAAAAATACCACCTGGCGGAAAATCTTATCTATGGACAAAGGTTATTACGGTAGGCGGAGACGGAACAGTACTAAGAGATGACGGCAACGGACCAGTGGTGTTTAATGATATTATCCCTACAGGGAGTAAACTTGTACAGGTTATTCCTAGACTTGCAACCACACTAGAAACAACTGTGCAAACACAAATTATTGACCAAGCATTTGTTTACAAAACATTTGGGTTACGTTTTGATACAAATGTAGGCGAATGGAGAATTATCACAAATAACAACTTAGATATAAACGGTGATTTTAGTATTGGTAAGACAGGGGATAATACTAACCAACAATTAGACTCTAGTTGGTTATTGTTGTTTGAAACAGATGGCGAAAAGTATACTATCACATATAGAGCAAGTAGATATGTTTTTGAAAGCGATAAAGAAATAAGATTCTACTACGACGGCAGCGACAAAATATATGATAATAGATCAGGAGAAATTATTAAGGATAAAATTAATATACTTAATATCAACAAACAACCTGACTCAGCTGAAGCATTTTCTATAGATTATCCTTGGGAAATTGTAGAGGAATACAGAGACGCAGAAGGATATGTTAACAGTAAAAAAATTCAGGTTAGTTTCTTTGATTCTGACGATGACGGAGTAGTAGATGATCCTGATATTTTTGATGTTATTATAGATGAAACAACAAACCCATTAACCAAGTATGTTTTCTTAGAGAAAAAAACAACTTCTGATGCAGTAGAAGATTACAATTATATCTCACAAAGTGATTTAGGTATAATTGTATTGGAAAGCAAAGACAGTATCGGGTCGTTAACAGCATACGAAGATGCACAGCTATTTTATTATATAGAAACAAATGTAATAGAAAGATTAAACAAAGCCGCAGGAACACTTACTATTGTACAGGATTACAAAGCAAGATTAGGTAGAGACGGATTAAAATTCCAGTACGTGCATGCTGCTGATGCAAACACTAGAATAGATCCTAGTGTTAGTAACATAATTGACACTTATTTGTTAACAAGAAATTATGATACAAATTTTAGACAATATTTAGAAGGTACTACTTCTAGTACTCCGTTGCCACCTAGTTCAGATGAGCTTTACTTAAATTATGGTATTAATATCAATAA